AAGCGTACATCACCAATGCGTTTTGATCCTAGTTACACCAACCCACAAGTATCAGATAAAGGTAAGTGGTTCTTACAAGTAGAACCTAATTCTAGTGGAGCACCTGCATCATCTCAAGAGATTCTTGCAAGACTTCATGATGTTGAGTATAACGATGCATCTGGTAATACTAAGACTAATGATACTTGGTATACTCGTCTGAAGGATGATAGAACTGCTGATGATCGTATCTATCGTTTACGTTATGTAATTCCTAGCTACCTTAAATCAGTTCGTGATCCTCTAAATGGATTTACGATCAAGATGAGGAAGGATGAAACAAGAAAACTTCTTCCACAAAGAATTGTTCTTAAACCTGCTTCAGGTAATGCAGTAACTAAAGCAATCTTTAACAATACTACTGATAGTGGTCAGGCTAATGAAATCATTGGTATGACATCTGCTCAGTTTGCTAATCCTGGTGGTAATCAAAATGCTCTTGATGTATCTAAGAGATATGATCCATACAAGAAAGATTTAACTGGTGGTGGTAAAGAATATCAGGCATATATTAGAACTGATTCTAAGATCCAAGCAACTATTCAATCTGGTAGATATTTTGTTGATGCTGTAAGTGGTGATGAACTACTTGAATTGACAGTATTTGATCCTGAAATTGATTCTCAAGTACCTGCATTAAAGAATGAAACATTAACTACAGTTAAGATAACTGCACCTCAAGGAGGCACATTTATTTCTAATACTGCCAACCCTGTAACAGGTTACTTCCAGAATACAAAAGTAGAATGGGATGGTAATGATAAGGGTACTGGTTATATTCATGCTGCTCTCAATGTTCCTGGAACTACAGAATGGCATTTGATTCTAAAAGGTATTACAGGAACATTAGATTATAGTTCTACTGAAGACAATAGATTTACACAGACACAAACTAATGCAGTTGTATTTGCAGATCAACTTGCTGATCCTGATGATGGTAAATCATTAGAACTCAAAGAACTTATCCGTAAGGGTTACCCTGAGTACTACTATAAAGAGAAGTCATCTAATGTTTATACATTGACTGCTGGTGATACTATTACAGACCAAGCAGGTAATCAATACTATATTGCATCTGTAAATGATTCTGGTGAAATTGATGACACATTCTATATCTTTGATGTGGAAGAGATACAAAGACGTATCTTTGAACAGCAAGATGGTATCTTCTATCTAACTGCTATCCGTGGTAATGTTTCACCATTCCCAACTGGTGCTGGTAACTTAGGTAACTTTAGAAACTTTAAGTTCTCTCAACCAATCAGTAAACTATATCCATTAAACTATAAGAACGATCCAGTATGGTTCAAACAGTTAGATCCTAACCTTGTTGATCCACCAGCAACATACTCTGCTGCTGATAACTACGTTCATGGTTTGGTTACTGTTAACGACTTCAAGAATTCAATTACTAAAGAAGGTATTATTGATTTCTTACAAACACCATCACTTAATCTTAACACTTATACTGGTGACAATTTAATACAGGCACAGACTGGCAATGCTGCATCAGGATCTGAAGATCGTAAGATTCCTATCGCTGGTGACAACACAGTTGTTGTTGATCAGAGACTGTATGTTGAACTTCGTAGACCATCTATTGCACGTGCTGGTAACCATACGTTTGAATACCTTGGTTTTGGTCCAGGTAACTACTCAACTGGTTTACCTGCAAGACAAGAAGTCATACTAACTGTAGAGCAAGACTTCTATGCACAGTCTAAGAAACAAGATGGTGGTTTAGTATTCTACACTGGTCTTAACTCTAATGGTGACCTATACATTGGTAACCGTAAGATTGATGCTATCACTGGTGAGGAAGTATTCCTAGAGTCTGCAACATTAGTTGACTCTGAAGATCCAGACGATATCATTGATAGTCTTGTTACTACATTTGACACCCCTGTAACATTCAACCAAAATATTACAGTTAATGGTGGTGATGATGGTAAGTTAGTTAATACATTCAACTCACCAGTAACTGTAAACGTTGCTAGTGGTTTAGGATTAACTTCATTCAGAGTTCTCTCTACTGTAAATCCAAACGCCACACCTGTGGGTGATGATGAGACACTTGATAGATCGTCACAGCAAGGTAATTCAGTAACTAATGGTGACATTGTTCTTAATAAGAACATGATTGCTGCTTCTGTATTCCAGTTCAACCCACGTGGTTCTAATGGATTTGCACAAGGTTATAAGATTCAAAACCATGTTGTAGGAACCGAAGGTTCAAATGCAACTCCTTCACAGAGTGCAACTGCTAAAGATTACTTTGATTCAGCACAGGTAGTACGTTATGGTACTAATGGTGCTCTACCTATACCTGGCGATATTCTTCTTAAGGGTGATAGTGTTGGTGCATCTGGTTCTATCGGTTGGATCTATGCTAACTCTTATTACACATTAGGAGATCAAACTGCATCTAATCCAGATCAAGTATTCAATGTAGAATTTGACGGTAGTAGTCTAGTTAAGATTAACTGGAAAAATTCTAAACAGAATGGTAGTTTTGCACCTAAGATTACATCTGCAACTAAGATTAGAATCAAGAATTGTAGTCAACCAGCATTAAATGGTGTTCATGACATTGATCCTAACACATATAATGAAACCAATTCTTATATAAAAATTGTTATCGGTGCTAGTATTGTTTCAGGTCCACTTCTTTGGAACTCTGAAGTTAATGCTTCTATGGAATATTCTGACACTGCATGGAAAGAATGGGGTGTACTTGGTGGTGAAGCAATTAGAACAGAGACTTCAGAACTAACAAATTATAAGGTTGGTATCAACACAGTTGCAAGAACTGGTGGAGTTAGTAGCACAGCATGGCAGTCGTCATTCGTTACTGATTCAACTACACCAAAAGCAAACTTAGATGTTGATGGTAATGGTATCATCACTGGTTATAGCATTGTATATGGAACTGGAACGTTTATTGGTTTAGAGAATGCATTCTTGGTAGGTACAATGACACCTGGATTGCCAAATTCTTCTGCTATCTTACGTGTAAATGCTAAGACTAATCGTGTTGGTATTAATGTTTCTGATGATCAGACAGCATCAACACAATTAGACAGAACACTTACCGTTAACGGTACTGGTAGATTTGCTGGTGATGTTGAGTTTGAACAGGACATTGATGTAAATGGTGGTGGTGCTGGAGTTAACAACACTGCTGAAATTAGAACAGCAATTACTGATGGAACATTTGAGTTCTTAATGAACAATGGATTTGAAGGTCAACATGACGCTTATCAAACATCTATTGGTGGTAGTAATGGATTCAAGATGGCTGGTTATGCCAAGAATATTGAATTTGGTAATGAGCAAACACTCATTCAAGAATTTGAAATTGGCAACAAATCAGCTAAGAGTTTTGTTGATCTAGGTGCTACTCCTGAAGGAGACGGTACAAATGCACATATCTCTAGGGTATCCATTGGTGGTGCATTCCTAAGCACAGAGACAGATTCTTACACACAAATTAATAACAAAGAGTTTAAGATTGCTGGTGATATTTTACTTGGTCAAGTCAAAGACAAGACTAATGGATCTAATATTACTAGACGAGGTGCTGGTGATACATCATTCATTAGATCTACTGCTGAGAAAGTATCTTTCTTGGGAGACAACAGTGCAACAACTATAGTTGATTTTGCTACTAACGCATCGCAGTTAACAATTGCTGGTCAGGGTGGTACTACTACAATTAGAAACAATACTGTTATTGATTCTACATTAAGAGTCAATAGTGACATTACTTTATGTGGTGGATTAAATAACTTCTCATTCACTGCTGACAGACAACAAGCAGGTTCTGTTTCTGCTATAGCACATACTAATGGAATTCTCGGCAATAATGTTTACAACAAGAATGTAGATATTGTTGATGTACTGAGAATTGCTGCAACAACACCAACTGGAAGTAAATCTGATTATAACAGAATTGATACTGGTGGTAGTGGTGCATGGGGTGATTCTACATGGAGTCAAGCAATTCCACAAGCAAATCTACCTGCTCTACCTACTGGACAATATTACTTACCACTTAAGTATAGTCCATATAATAACATTTCTGTTGCTAATCCTAATGGTGATCAGTATTTCAATGAGAATGACATTCTCTTGATTGATAGTGCTGAAACTGCCACAGGTCATGCAGAATTTGTTAAGATCGTTTCTCTTCCAAGAATCGTTGCAAGTAATAGTCCATATTATATTGTTGTAAGTAGACAACCATTTGGTTCATATACCACAATATCTTCAACACATTTAGATACAACTGATATATTCAAGTGTACCGTACAGTTTGATTCTACATGGATTACATCTGATGTAGATCAAAATGCAGGTAATAAGACAATCAATCTATCACAGTTTGGTGGTAACCTTGACGTTGATGATTATGTAATCATATCACGTGAAGATGGTACACCTTCTAATGATGGTGTTGATGATCAAGGTGAGATCTTCAAATTAACAACTGTAATTAATGCAGTTTCTAAAAAATTATCCGTCAAAAAAGGATGTGACACTGCTTCTGAAGAGACAGTATTTGAAGTTGATTCTATAACTGGTAGTGTTACTATTGGTAATGGAAGTGAAAATACAAACACAATTATCAATGGTTCAGTAAGTCTTAAAGGTCTATGTGGTAGTGCTCTTGAAGTATATCCACCTGTTGATCCTTCACTGAATGATAAGTTTACTCTTAGCAATTCTGAGGCTAATGTATTCTCTGTTGACATGTGTAATGGAGATACAGTCATTGGTCACACAGTTGGTACTGTATTTGCTATTGGACAATATTATGGATCCACTGCTATTGCTCATGATAGCACGACAGTGGTAACATCATACATGTATGATCCTCTCACTGAACAGACAAATGGTCCTACTACATCACTAGCAAGTGCTATTACTACGTCAACATTTGATATTCCTATTGCTTCAAATGTAGATGCATTTACGAAAGGAGATTTAGTTGCTATTATTGATGGTACTAGTAATATAGAGATCATTCTTATTACTGATGATCCAACAACTGATGCATCTGGAAATGCAACATTACCTACAATTTACAATGCTGCTTATCCTGCTGGACAATACCCCAATGGTGGTAGAGGTCAGGAAGATACATCAGTTGCATCTTTCGGTGCTGGAGCAGTTGTTGTTAAACTTAAGAAGTTTACTGAAACAACATCATTAATTGATCCTATTGGTGCAACTGGTAGAACTGCTGTTGAGTCACCTAATGCAAATGCAAACAAAATTAGAGTTAGACTTCATAATTCTAATATTGTTTCTGATAAGTTAGATTATATACAGTTCCTTAAGTTTAAAACTGGTACTGATTTTGAGTGGTTCTACCCTGATAGTATTGATGGCAACGCTGACAACTTATTTGGTGTAAGATTGTCTAAGTCAACTAGACTTGATGCTAATGGTAACTTCCTTGCAAATGGAACCCAAACCAGATACTTTGGTGGTGGTGAACTCAAGGTTCATGATAATGTTGAGATGATTGGTAGTAACCTCAGAATGTATGGTTCTGACGGCGAAACTTTAGTCTTTGCCGTAGCTAACGATGATGACCACCTAGGTGATGGTTCAGTTCTTGATGAAAAAACTGGCACAGGGGGAATGTATGTCAATGGTGGAGCAACGGTTGGTGGTGATCTTAGAGTCATCTACGAAAGTTGTCAAACTAATGGCACATGCAGTAACGAGACCCAATTCCAAGCATTTGGTATTGATGGTTCTGTTAACATGGGTGCGAAACTTTACATCAAGGGTCAAGTTTCTTCTGGTGGTAACTCACAAGAGGCAATTGTTCATGTTGATAATCTTGGTAGTGCTGGTAATGCAGCAATAGGACCAAGAGACTTCAAGATTTATCAAGATTGTTCAATTGATGCATTTGGTATTTCTCGTTACTTCACTAGAAATGGTGGTCGCAGATATACATATGTTGAGCAGTCACTTACTGGAATCGGTCAAACACAGGCAAGTCCATTACAACCTAATAACAACTACTTGATTAATACAAGTAGTGGTAATACTGTTGTGATGTATTTACCTGAATATGCAGAGACAGGTGACATGATAAGATTTGTTGAAGTTAGTGGAAATCTAACATATAATACAAGTCTAGTATTAAGAGCACTTAAAGTCAACAATGTACCAACCGCTATTCAAGGTGACACAACTGGTACTAAGATTCAGGCAGGTGCTGGACAATTAGTTACTGCTTGGGATAGTGGTGAACTTGTTGTTCAAACAAGAAACGCATCATTTGGTTTAATATATGTTGGTGCAACAGATGCTGCTGGTGATCCAAACGCATCTACAGTTCCATCCAATTTACGTGGATGGTGGTTAACAGAACTCTAAGAATAACATGGCACAATTTTATAGTTCAATTAAAACAATGAAATCTGCCCGTATCGGAACAATAATTCCGTGGGCAGGTGATGGCAATGAAGGTTTTACTGTCTCCAATTTACCGAAAGGTTGGATTGTATGTGATGGTAGGTTAAAAGATGCAGATGAATTCCCTCTGCTTGCATCTGAACTTGGCAAAACTTATGGAGGAGATATACAAGGAGTGTTTCCTAATTATTCAGGACAATTTAAACTCCCTAGTATTGGAAACAAAGTTTTGATTGATTTAGAGAATAGTATGCTCAATGATCCAAAATATCAAAATGGTCAATCTGATGCATTCACTGTAGTGGGAAGTATAGTTGGTGATGGTACTGGTGATGACATAGCAAATGATTTTGGTCCAGATGCTACTCCAATAACATATAACGCATTTGCTGATATTGATTTTACTTTCAATGATCCAAACATTTTATTAGCTGGTAGATTTACTGGACAAACAATTAGTGATCCAGACTTTTTTACTAGTATTACTACGATCAATAGAAAATTAAATATTAATCACACACCAGCACACCAACACTCAGATACTTTTGATAGTGCTATTGCTGGATTTGGTGGACCTCAAATTTTTGATACTGCTATGGTTAGTATTGGTGGATCATATAATCATCCTAATAGTACATGTTCTTCTTCTATTGTTTCCGTAAATAACGAATGTCAAATTTCAACTGGTAATACAACAGCACCAAGTTGGCAAGGTGGTATTACTTTTACATCGTATTATGGTAGTGACCAGTATGAACATACGTTACCACTAGCAAGTAAATTTCATTTGTTTCAAAATGATACTAATACAGATTATTGGTCAACAGTACCAGCACCATCTTGGCATAGTGGTACTCCAACAAGAGTTAGTCCTAAAGCAGCAACACAAACTGTAAATAGACCATCTATAGGACAGTTCACACCTGCATTTACATATGAACCATTTGATAATGATCCTTTAACAACTACTAAACCAGTTCATTATCATCCTGCATGGACAGGATTACATCCTAGACCACAAATTAATAGTAATTACAAAAATTATTTTGGTGATGGATCTGGATCTACATATGCTGGTCTTGATGAGAATCCAGAGGATCCATCATCTCAGTTTGTTGTTAGTAATGTTCAACTTAGTGCTAGCTCAGACGAAATTGTATTACCAACAGGTACAGATATTAGAACTACAAAAGTTGAAGGTGCTGAAACATATTACATTGAAGATAAAATTCGTCCATATAAAGTGGTAGATGGTGAAGGTATTGCACCTGGTACCTATATTACTAAAATATCTAGAACAGGTAATGATGTTGCTAGTTATGTTTACACAATTGAATTGAGTGAAGATACACTTGATGTGGTTCCTACGAGTGGTACTACTTTAACATTTATGGAAGGAACATTTCCATCTACAATTAATAATATTGGTTCTATGGATCCTGATGATTCAACATTTCAATCACATAATCATGGAACAGTTGATGTACAAATGTCTGTTGGATCATTAAAACCACCCCCATCATTTGCATTAAGTAATGTTGGATTGGGAAATGTTGTTCCTCAGAGCGAGGATAATGCACTAAATATTACAGTAACTGTATCACAACCAGCAATGGCAGCAGTATACATTATCAAGGCATACTAGTATGGCAACAATATACTCAAAAGAAAGAGGAAAGTATGGTAATATATCTGGTCAAATAATTATATGGCCTGTTGAAATTGATGGTGATATTAATTCTACTACTTCCAAAAGAGATTTACCAGCAGGTTATTTAAGATGTGATGGTACTGTATACAATGCTCTTGACTACCCCCAACTTGCTGCTATATGTGGCACAGGAACTAATGGTAAATTTGTTAGAAAGGATATTGCTGGTGTTGCATTGCAATCAGTGAGTGATCTACAATTTGTAGTGCCAGATTTAGGATCTAAATATCCAAAACCAACTGGTAGTGCTGGTGGTGGTGGAGTATATCAGAATGTTAGAGTTACTACAGCAAATAATGTTGAAAAAAGTCGTTCTGGTATTGGTATTGAAGCACAAGCAATTGCTGCCACAAATGGTGTAATTGATGTTTCATACACTGGTAATTTTGTTGTTCCATCTGTTGAAATGTCAATGAGGGGAAGACCAACATGGACTGTTGGTACATCTGGTGGTAAAAGAACTGAAATAGAAGCAGTTGATGGATTTGCAATGCATGGACATATGCACTTTCATAGTGGTACTAGAACTAGATTAAAATCTAGGGCAGAAGTAGATGAATCTTCTCCATCCACTGTTTTAGATCCGTCACCAGTAAGTCCTGTTGGACTATATAATTCTTCAACAATTCCTTTACATAAATGGATTGTTGCTACTTCAGACCCTAGTTCAAATTTATGGCCAGGTAATGCTCAACAACCATGTAAAGCAATTGCATCTAACTTGAGAACATCCAAAGCACATGGTGGTGAGGGAAGGATTGGTTATACTAATATTAACATAACTCCCCTTGCTTGGAGTAATGCATGTATTAATGGTAACCAATCTATTGTAGATTCGTGGAAATATTATTGTTTATTACCACCAGAAGCATATTTATATTCTAATGGTGTAACTACACAAGGTGCTGGAGTGCCTGTAGTTGGTGGATCTCCACCGTCTGCAAGTGCAACTAGAGCATGGGACGATTATCCAATTACCGATCCCCCATATACAGTAACAACTGATTCTACATCCCAACTTTCTTTGAAGGTAGGATTCAATGGAGGATTTCTCTTAGGTTGTGTAATAACTACACAACCTACTTACCAATCTAAGCAGGTAGATTTTAATGCTGCATATGTAGCAGGTGGTTCTGGTGTTCCAGTTGATTGGAAAGATACTACTTGGTCAGATTCAATGCCACTTCAAATGAATGATTTGGAACCAACGGCAGGTAATGATATATCTCCAGCTACAACTAATAACTTTACTCAAACTAATCCATTATATTCAGGTGGAGATGATCCAACAGAACATTTTCATAAAATTGACATAGAAAAAGAAGAACATACATATGTTTTAAAAACAAATTCTACTGAAATTTCAGCAGATTTATTGGAGACTAAGTTGCAACTATCTACTGATGATGCAAGATCTGTAGATAATGTAGTACAACCTTTTATTATTTTAGAATACCTAATTAAGATCTGATCAATGACAGTATCATCACCACCAACCTATAGAAATATTAGACCAAACTATTATACAGATAAAGCATCTGATAACAGTCCTGTTGGTGCTATTATTAATACTTTTAAGGCAACTACTGATGTTTATGATAATCAATACACACCAATAAGTGCTTATGCAGTTACCACTGGTAATGCTAACACACAAACTAATCCAGAACATCAATATCCTGGCTATTTGTATTGTGATGGTGCTGAGTATGAAATTAATGATTTTCCAGCATTATATTCTATTATTGGTAATGATTATGGTGGTTCTCCAAGACAAGGAATAGAAATTACTAATGGTGGTAGTGGGTACGCTGCTGGTACTACAATATCGTTTGATCCTCCACCTCCTGGTGGTACTAATATGACAGCAACTTTAGTTATTGTCAATGGTGTAATTACAGGTATCACTCTTACTGATGTAGGAGCAGGGTATGTACAAGAACCTTCATTCACTGTTGCTAGTGCAGGTGGTGGTAGTGGTCTTCAATTAGAACTTAATTTTGGTAATGGTGGAGAAATACAAACAATTTCACCAGAAAATGTATATGATCATTGGGGATCTACGAGAACTTTAGGAACATTTAAAGTACCCGATCTTAAAACAAGAAAGGTTGTTGGATATGGTAATGTTTATGGACAGGGATCACCCAGTATTGGTTTACTTACACTCGGTGCTGGTGGAAATAATGGTGTCATAAAGCAAGGTGGATCGTGGTATTTTGACAAAGGATCTCAAGCAGGATATTTTTCTCTTGGTTCTATAACTACAACTGGTTATACTAATATAACAGATGACGTATCAACTAGCATAATTGGTAGTCAAAAAGTTCATGTTACAATGCAAGAAAGAAGATTGCAAAGAGTACCTGATCATTCACATTTCATTTATAGTACAGCAGCTGACGATACCTTTACATTTCGTAGTAGTATAGGTGGTGATAGATATTTGGTAAATTATACAAATTCAAATGCACGTTTATATGGTTGGCAACCCATAGGTGGATTGCATTTCCAACATAAACATGGTTTGTCTAAATCACCACTTGCATCAAGAGAAGCAGCAACATATGATGTATTTGACTGGAGAGCTGGTGCTGAAGGAACTGGTAGTATTAAATACACATCACCTGATTTTTATTTTGCATCAGGTGGTTCTGATTCTGGTACGTTTGAGGAAGTAACAGAAACTGCACCATCTATGTTCAGAACATTTACTGGTAATCCACCACCAAATGCAGGTTCTGTGATTGGTGGTAGACAGATCAGAACTGGTGGTAAGGATATTATCACATATACTCAAGACGTTACATATAGTGGTACTTCCTCTATCTCATTTCCACCAGCATGGACTGTCATGGAGGTGGAGATGCATGGTGGTGGTGGATCAGGTAGTAGTGGTGAAGCAGCAGGTAATGATGGAGAAGATGTAAACTTGACAGTTGTAGCAGGTGGTACATTACTTGATATAACTGCTGGAGGTGGACAAGGAGGAGGAAAATCAAATAATTATACAAGTGGTGGTACTGGTGGTGTTACTACAAGTTCAGGTAGTGCATTAACTGATGGATCCTTCACTGCTGATATTAGTCAAGATGGTACTGCTGGTCAGACAGGTACTGGACAAAATGGAGTATTTCCTGGAGTAACAAATCCAACTAATCCTGGACAAGCAGGTACTGGTGGTGTAGGTTTAGTAGAAAATGTTGCAGTTGGTGCTGGTAGTGATGGTATTCATACACAAATTGGTGGATCACCTGTAACCACAACAGAGCAATACACTTCAACAAGTTTGGGAACTG